GTGCTCATGATCGTGAGCGTTTGCTGGCTTTGCTGCATAAGTAGCAACTGCCATCATTCGCCCGTGGTCGTCGTCCCCGCCCAGGTCGATATCTACGGCTTCATCGATGGCGGGGCCGTGACGTGGTCGGCGCCGTGGTCGGCGACGAATCTGCCGGAGCACGGAATTATCGTCAGCGATGGATTTCTTTTGGAATATCGGCGACTCAAGAATTTAGAGAAAAAATAGGGGGGATGACGATGAACTGGCAAGCAATCGGAATGGTTATTGCCCTTCTCCTTCTCGGCGGTTGGAATGCCTTGAGAGAATATCGAGATTATAAAAGAAAGAAAATGGAATTTGAATTAACGGAGGCAAAAGGTTTGGCTCCAAACCCGGAACGATGTGAGGATCACGAGGATCGGTTACGAAAAATAGAAGGTACATGCTCGGATATCAAGACTGATGTCGCCGTTATGAAGCAGCAAATTTTTAATACGGGTGCTGACGTTGAAAATATCTGGCACAAGTTGGACAACAAATGAAACCTAAGCGCGTCGCGTTTTCGGCGCTTATGAATATCAAACATGATAGGAGGTAACATCATGAAAAAGCGATTTTCTTTTGCGATCCTGACGGTATTTTTACTGTTCAGTATCGGGCTTCTCACGGGTCAGGTGCCCGGGAAGTATCTGGGCTTCACCGCGGACCGCTACTGGTCGAATGCGGGAGTCCTCTGCACTGACGGCGCCATCATCCCCAAGGGCGGGATCAACTACGCCACGATCACCCCCGCCGGAACGGCTGGATCCCTTATCTCGACCGGAACGACCTGGGTCGCTTTCCCGACCGTAGGCGCCTGCGGGATAAAACTACTGCTCGAAAATACCGCGGACACCGGAGAGTTTGCTTCCCTCAGAATCCGGGGCAGATCGAATAACACGACGGTTTCGGGGAACGGTGGGAACAGCGTCGGCACCACCACGGCCGGCGACTTCTCGGCCTCGGCCCAGGATCATGAGTACGGGAACCTCAAGGCTATCAATGCCGTCGTGCAACCCAACGCTCTAAATCAGACCGTGGACGCTTCAAACATCGTTACCGCCCTCTATGGACGCGTGGACCGCACGGGATCATCTGTCGGTCGGACTTGGGTAGGATGGATCGATACTCATCAGACGACTAAATCGGCCGCCGGGGATTATCTGCTCCGCCTGTCGCACAACGGCACCATCGCCAATGACGGCGCGATCACGGTCTACAACGGCGGGAGGATGCCTGTCCTGTTCAATTTTGAGGATGCCGCTGGATTCCTGACTGATAGCGACGGTTCGCACAGCGTCGCATCGGGTGCCATCGCCGTGAAGACACCCGCTGGCACGAAGTATATCGTCCTCTACAACTGAGCATGAATCGCCAAGTGACGATCAGCGTGAAGGCCCTCGTTTTCGGGGGCCTTTTCGCCATTCTCATCATCGTTGGTGCGTTTAAGATCATGAGTCTCGAAAGGGCGTTTGATAATGCCCGGCTCATCGTCCAGGTTCAGCAGAACGCACAGAACATCCAGGCGCTCGATAAAGCCCTGGGCGATCTCATGAAGCAGGTAGAGGAACTGAAAAAGGCGAAATGAAAAAGACCGCCCCACGTCGCTCTATGTTCCCAAAGGAATTCCTCGTTGATCTGAATGCAACGAAGGCGGCGAAGAGGTGCGGATACTCAAAGAAAACAGCCCGTCAGGCCGGGGCTCGTCTGTTGTCAAATGTTAACATTAAGAAAGCCATTCGGAAACTGATGGAAAAGCGTTCCGATCGGCTTGAAATCTCTCGTGATGAATGGCTCAGTGAACTTTGGCTTATCGGCCGCTCCGATCTAGCGAATCATATTGAGATTAACGATGATACCGGAGCGATTCGAGCCAAGAGACTTGACGAAATGCCTCCGAATACAAGCCGCGCCCTCGAATCCATCACTGAAATTCGAACGATTCATGAAGATTCCAAGGGTGAGCAAAGCATCATAAACGAACGAGTGACTTTCAAGCTTCATTCCAAAATTGAGGCGCTCAAAACTATCGGAAAACATCTGGGCTTTTTGACCGATAAAGTTGAATATTCTGGTGAACTTTCGTTGGGCATATCGGCAAAGCAGATTTGGAAACAGATTGAAAAAGCAAAGAAGGAAATGGAAGCGATATGAGCACGCAGATCATAGGCCAGAAAAGAATCCCGATTGAACAGATTAATTTATGCATCTTGGAATTTGAGAAATGCCGACTCTCACCCTTTTATTTTGCTACTCATTATTGCCAAACGCTTGATGTTGAGAGTAACGAAATAAAACTGATTCCCGATTATCCTTATCTCAGAGAATTCTTCGCTGAAAATATAATCCCTCAAAATATGCACTATGAGAAATCCAGGCAGATGATGCTTTCCTGGGCGTTCATGGCGCTCTATTTATGGGACGTTACATTCAAGGAAAACATAGCCGATTTCGTTACGAGCCGCAAAGAATTCCTCGTTGACGACGGCGGTGGGACATCAACTCCGAATTCACTTATGGGCCGAATAAGATTCATGTGGGAACGATTGCCGATCTACCTAAAAATGCCGCTCGCAATTTCTTATCTACGAATCAGTAATCCGGTAACTGAAAGTTTTATCATCGCTGAATCTTCAAACCCGAATGCCGGCCGATCCGGTACATGGTATCGCGCGCTTATGGATGAGGCAGCGCTTATCCCAAAATCTGAGGATGTCTTCAGCTCGATTATCCAGGCTTGTAAAAACGGGACTTACATGAACAGCACGCCCTACGGGAGAGGCGGCTGTTTTCCCCGCATTCGATTCGATAAGAATTCTACTTTTCAAAAACGAACGCTCCATTGGAAGAAGCATCCTAAAAGAAATGAAGCATGGCATGCAGCCCAAGCGGCGAATATGACGCCCGATCAGGTGGCTCGCGAGCTGGATATCAGCTATGAAAAATCTATCGCCGGGCAGATTTATCACATGTTTGATTTTCAAAAACAAGTCGGCAAATATCCCTATGATAAAGACTTTCCGCTTTATCGCGGTTGGGATTTCGGGATCGGAAATCCGACGGCTATTCTCTGGATTCAGGAACGGCCAATCCCAGGACAACCTATCCCCGAAATTAGAATCATCGATGAGCTTGAAGTTAATGGGAAAGAGCCGCCCTTCTTTGCTTTGGCCTGTAAAGAAAAGCCATATCGAACGGATATGATGGATTATGGCGACCCGGCCGGGAAGCAAACCTCACTTAATCTCAAGAGCTGGGTGTCATGGCTTGAAGAATTCGGAATTCATATCAGAGTCCGTTATGGTCAAAAAATAACGGATACGATTTCATCCGGCCAAAGAATAATGCCCTTTGTTCGCGTGGATGAAAACTGTGTCCATTTCCTCGAATGCCTATCAAACTATAAACATCCCACCGATGACCAGGGAAAAGTTGTTTCGGATGGATATGAGGAAAATTGGGCGACCCATATCATGAAAGCATTTGAATATTATGCGGTCAATAGATTCCCGATTCGTAAATCCTCATGTGGGGTAGCCTAATGTTTAAATCCATCGTTCCCCAGACAGTCGTTAATAGCGTCCTGGCCGCAAAATGGCGTGCCGAGCAGGACCGCCAGCAAGAGGCCGATGACCGTCTCTGCATCTATACCGATGACTATGAGGATATTATCCGCGAAACGCTAGCGCAATTATTTTGCAAAGAGAACTATAACAACCTCTATTATCACGTAAATCAAAGCCAGAACGTCTTCAAGCGCGTCGTGAATCAAATTTCAATGGTTTATAAGGTTGACGCTCAGCGCGGCCTGGATATCGAAAGCGACCGCTATGAGGCCATCAAAGAAGAGACGGATATCAATACGCGGATGAGGAAGGTGAACCGCCTCACAAATGCCGTGAACGATATCATCGTCATGGTCGCCGTACGCGATGGCAAGATCTGTTACGATCTCATCACGCCGAACATCTGCACAGTTATCCAGAACCCGGACGATCCGTCGAAAATGGATGCCCTTATATATCGCCTGACGTCAGTCAATACCCCGACTTCGGCTAATCTTCAATATGCCCATTGGGATATCAATGGGAACCATGCGATTCTTGATAATAACTTCCGAGAGATATTGAGGGTTTATAGCGCGGATGGCTCGGAAGGCGGCTTTCCATATCCCTATCGCGATAAAAACGGAGCGTTTATTATCCCCGCCATTGTCTGCCATCGTCAACATCCCGAAGATTCGTTCTGGGACCAGGACACGGGGCGCGACCTCTATAATGCCGCTATTGGCGTCGGTTGGAAGCTCACGCTCAAAGACTATTATTTTAAGACGGCTTCATTCAAGCAGATCTACGTCATCGCCGATGATCTAAATGTCCCGAATAAACAAATAAAAGACCCCATGACATTATTTCATCTCAGAGGTGAAGGATCGGCAGTCGGGACGCTCGATATTCAAGTCGAGATCGATAAACTCGTGGCCTCCATCGTCACCGACATTAATATGATTATCAATAATTATGGCATCTCCGCGGATATGTGGTCGCTGTCGATTAGTGAGATCTCGGGAAGGGCGCTGAAGATAAGGAATCAGGCGCTCCTCGAGCAACGTCAGGAACAGATTCCGACTTATAGAAACGTTGAGACGGAATTATTTGAGAAGACAAGGATCGTCAATAACGCGCACGCCAGCTATTACCGCTGGCAGAAAATCCCGGAGAACGCGATATTCACCGTGGACTTCGGCGAGATCGAATTCCCCGAGGATCCCGTCTATGAAATCGACCTCGAGGCCAAGCGGCTCAAGAGCGGTATCATCGGGCTCGGGCAATTCTATCAGCGCTTCAATCCGGACATTACGGACGTTGACGAGGCGGAAAAGGCCATCCTCGCGAACCTGAATAAGCTCAAGGCGACTCGAGAGGCGAACCCGTCGCTCGATGAAGCGCTGGACTTCATTATGAAAGCAAAGACACCGCCGGGCGAGGCCGGGGCCGCTGGCGGCAATATCGAAAATTTAGGAGGCTAATATGCCAACACTTTGTAACGAAGGCCGGACGAATATCGGCGATGTTTATCTGAAGGCGGTCGCAAAATCGAGCTATTACTTGGGGCTCTATAAGAACACAACCGAACCAGCGAAAGACAAGGTGATGACCGATATCACCGAAGCCGACACGCCGGGCCAGCATGGCTATGCCCGGGTTCAACTGCTTGACGCCGACTGGACGGAACAGGCGACGCCAGGTGTTTTCAAAAACCTTCAAAAGACATTTACGGCGTCGGGTGCGGCATGGGGAGCGTCTATGGCTATTTCATCACGACGGCCTCAACCGGAACGGCGGGAAAGTTGGTCACGGCAGAGAATTTTTCCGATGGACCTTACACGGTCAACGACGGTTGGTCCGCGAAAGTGACGCCTCAACTTTCCATCAGGGACCTCGTGAGCTGATAGATGGCTACCATGATAACCAAAGAATCCTGGGAAACTAGGGACGGCTTGCTTCAGGCGTTCAACATTCTCCAGAGCATCATCGATTATTATAAGTCGAAATTTCTGGCGTTGGAGGAATTGAAAACGAAAATACTTGATGACCCCACCAAAAAGGCGGCACTGAAAGCCCTGCTCGATCAAGACGCGGATAATCCCATGACCTTGATGATAAGCAAATATGTGACGGCAAAAGCGAACTATATCGCCCTCGTGGATATTATTCCGAAATAGGAGATGAATGGCCTTTAAACTCGGCGACTTCACGACAGGCAACGCCTTCTTTTGGCAGGACGTTGACCTGACTATCTACGCTGGCAACGATAGCGGCTTGACGCCATATTCTATCGTTCTCACCGACGCGGCAGGCAAAACGGCACGCGGCTTCATCGGCGCGGTGGGCGCGGGGGGTGCGGGACCAGCGGGGGAATCGCTAGATGCTAACTTCGTGACTAACGGAGATTTTTCGTCTGCTGCTGGATGGACTCCCGTAAATTTTGTAATAAGCGGGGGGCTTTGCTCAATAATCAATGCCATCGGAACAATACGGAGATCAACGGTCAGTAGCGCAGGATGGTTAGTGCTAACCAGTTTTGATTTGGTCGCAGAGACGGCCGCAAAT